CTTCCGATCTACGGCAAAAACACCTGCATCGGCATCTGATACTGGTACAACCGGAGAGATCTGCTGGGATGCCAATTACATCTACGTTTGCACTGCTACGAACACATGGAAGCGCTCAGCGATCAGCACATGGTGATGACATGCCCCGCGCTGCGTCAGTGCAACATCTGCAAGGAGCACAAACCGCAGACTGATTTCTACAAAGTCAAGCGGGCAAAAAAGGACATTCTTGGTGTGCCTCGTATTTCACGCTGCCGTCAGTGCGAGATACAGAAGTACATGGAGCTGGATCCACGGCAGAAGATGGTTTACGCAGCTCGCAACCGCGCTCGCATCGCCGGACTGGACTGCACCATCACAAAGGACGACATTGAGATTCCCGAAACCTGTCCGGTGTTGGGCATCCCACTGTTCGCTCGTGTTGGCGCTGGCAGATCAAACCGCGATCAAGTGGAGAACTCCCCGAGCCTGGATCGGATCGACAACAGCAAGGGGTATGTGCCCGGCAACATTGCAGTCATCTCGATGCGAGCAAACATGATCAAGAACAACGCCACGCTTGCTGAACTGAAGGCCATCGTGGCCTACATAGAAGCCAGCCAGAGCGAGTAACCCTACTCGTTAAGAGGGCTGGCGAACGTGTAAACAGCTCTTGCAAGTTGAACTATCTGGAATTTCCGGATAGTTGGGCTTGACCCGTGTATTAGTGTGGTGGGGCAGCGAGTTTGCACCTCCTGCCCCTGGCCACAGTTACCTAGAAACCATGACCCAAGAAGAATACCGCTCCGAGATCACGCTGAACGAGCGTGGCAAGGAAGTCATCCGTGTAGACAAAGAAGGCTTTCACTACAAAGGCGAGTTCATCGCTGATGCTGGTGAAGCGCATCGGCTGATGGTTGCGTTTCTGAAGCAAAACACCCACCAGCCCGAAGAAATTGCGTCAGAGGAAAACGAGCGTCGCTTGAAAGCTTGCCTTGAACAGATCCGCAATCTCACCCACTCAGATCTTGTGAAACTGATGGGCGAAGAATGGATTGAAGACTACCGCCGCCAGTTCTCGTAGTCATTACCACTAATCACCCATGACACAAGAACATCCCGTAACCCCACCGCCCGCGCTAATCGAAGGCTGGGTCAGTGACTTTTTCGGCGCACCTCTTACTCCGGGTGAAGGCTCTATTGACTTAGCCACCCGCGCAGCCCAATGGGGCGCCGACCAGGAGCTGGAGGCGTGCTGTGAGTGGATCCCCAAGTGGACACCTTGGGACGCTGATCAACTCCGCGCCCACCGCCGCTCCAAGCCGCCGAGCTTGAAGGAGCAGGCGCTTGCCGCCCTAAACGAGATCGAGGATAGTTACGGCGGACCATCAACTCAAGAAATACTAATTCGCCGCGCCCTTGAACAACTTCCCGAATGACCCGCCAGCACAAAATCGAAATCCGAGAGTTTCTTTATGAACGTCTTTTTGATGAAAGCCTTCGACAGGATCTTGCAAAAATGTGCCGTCTTGCAGGTATCGACGAGTTTGAGGGTATGAACGTTTACGAGCAGGAAGCGGCTCGGATCCGCAAATTGTTCTGTCTCGACGCCCCGTAGTCGCTTCCACTTCTATGTCTGAACTTTCACCTGCTGCGCAGGCTGTATGGAATGCCGCTTACAACACTCCGGAGGACTGCCCATACGAGCACGACCTTGCCGCCGCCCTGCGTGCCGCTGTTGAGCAAGTGTTGCCGGAAGTCGTAAATGCTGTTAAAGATGAGCATGATAATGCTCGTCGTGACCAGTGGGTTCGCATCCGGTGCAGATTCCTAGCCATTGTCGCAGAGCTTGAAGCCCAGTAGTCACCTTCTCTAGGGTGGACAGCCGACCCTTCCCAACTGGCTGCAACCCAACTACTCTGTCATAGTCTGGTTCTTCATCATGGCCACCACCTTCACGTGGGGTATTAACACCCTTGAACGCGAAACCGACGACGGCTTTGTGTTTACCGCTCACTACACCGTCAATGCCTCAGATCAGGCATATTCCTCTGGCGCTTATGGCAGTGTTGGTTTCCAGCGTCCCGACAACCTGATCCCGTACAGCCAACTCGACGAGCCAACTGTGATCAGCTGGGTTCAGGAAGCCCTAGGTGGTGACGAAAAAGTTGCCGAGATCGAAGCTGCACTGCAAGCCCAGATCGACGAGCAGCGCAGCCCTAGCAAGGCTGCAGGTGTGCCCTGGTAAAAGGGTGGCAGGTGGCCGGTCCTCACGCGGTGCCGGCCTCGCCGCAGCCTGCCACTGCGGACCACCTAAACGCCTCAAAAGGGTTTAGGGCTCAAGCTTAGCAGGTAGCTAAGCTAATGGCATGATCGAGCTGATCGCTGCTGTTGCCGGGGCTTCAATCTCCGTTGCCGCGATGGGCGCAATGGGATTTAGCCGCCGCAATGACGAGGCGCGGGATGCGGTCATTCGATTGACCAGCGCAGTCGAGCACATAGCCACTCAGCTAGAAGTGCTGCACACCGACATCAAAGAAGACCGCAAGGAGACATTTACGCGGCTGAATACGGTTGAGCAAAGAGTATCTAAGCTAGAAGCACAGCCGCGGGCGCGTTAACCATGGATCGCTTTGCTGACTATATTGCTTTGGCGGTTGCCATTCACGGCGTTGCCTTGATTGTAGTGAACTTGACTCCTACACCTAAAGACAACGCAGCACTTAGCGCCACAGCTAAGGCAGCAGTCAAGATGTATCGGGCCATTGAGATCCTTGCTGGCGTGATCACTCCGTTTGTCAAGCGATGATCAAGCTAAGCGATCTGTTTAAGTACTACAAACACGGCACGCCGCATCAAATGGCGGCTGTATCTGAATTAGAGGCTGAGCTATTAAAAATTGCGCCTGAAGTTTTCAATAGGGATCAGCCGTGGTACAAGACCTGGCAAGCTGGCGGCAGGCTGCATAATTATGAGCCAGCCATAAGACTCATTAAAGAGTTTGAGGGCGTGCACCTAAGCGCTTATCCAGACCCGCTGCACGGATGGGACGTGGCCACGATTGGCTACGGCACCACGCGCTACCCAGATGGCCGCAAGGTGCAACGCGGCGACAAGATCACCGTGATCGACGCTGACCAGTTGCTAGCGCTTGAGGTTGAGCGCATCGTGGCAAAACTGCGCAATAGCGTGCCGTTTTGGAATGAGATGACAGGCAACAAGCAATGTGCTTTGATCTCCTTCGCCTACAACCTTGGCGCTGGCTTCTACGGCAGCACTGGATTTGAAACAATCAGCAAATGCCTTGTCGGCAAGGATTGGCAGGCAGTGCCAGCGGCGATGGAGTTGTACCGCAACCCAGGCAGTGCCGTAGAGGCAGGTTTGCTGCGTCGTCGCCGCGCAGAAGGCAGGCTATGGGCTGGTGAGCAGCAGCAGGATCCAGCCAAGCTGTCGCCCAATAGTGCATTTACAGCTCGGATTACGCCGCACGTCCAGCTTGGTGAGTTTGCGCTATTTCAAGAAGCACGGCGCTTTGACCATCAATACCAGCTAGACGCGGCAGCAGAGCTAGCAGCATTCCTTGAGCGTGCACGTGTCAAGTTTGGCGGCAAGCCTGTGATTATCACCAGTGGCTATCGCCCGCGCGCCATCAATGCAGCGGTAGGCGGCTCCAGTGGCAGCGAGCACCTATATGACGCACCCGACGTTGGTGCGGTTGATTTCTACATCCGTGAAGTCAACATCAACCACGTGCAGGAGTGGTGTGACGCCAACTGGCCGTATTCTCTTGGCTACGGCGCGCCTAAAGGATTTGTGCATCTAGGAATGCGTCGCGGCAAGCCAAAGGTACGATGGGATTATTGAAGCCACTGCGTGGATCACTGCATTGATGGCGCAAACCTCATCCCGAAACGCAGTGCAAAACATAGATTCAGGCAGCAAATCTTTGAGGCATGGCAGCATCAATGTGCTTACTGCGGAGATTCGGCTGACACGTTAGACCACGTCAAGCCACGCCATAAAGGTGGAGCTACTGTGACGACTAACCTTGTGCCAGCCTGTAGACCATGCAATCGTAAAAAAGGCAGCGAAGAATGGCGGCAATGGTTCAATCAGCAAGATTCTTATCTGCTAGATCGTGAGCTTGCTGTGCTGCACTGGATTCAAGCATCTGATGATAAAACACCCTAGCCTGCCATTCCTGCTGGTGATCTTTACACATTCCCGCTAGGCAGACCCTCCAGACGTTCCCGACTTTCTGTATTGTTGGCTCCAAGTGGAGTGCCTGCCAGCGGGTTGCCTATCAGCATACGAAGGCGGCTAATGCCACGTTTTTGTATTTCGCACATGCGTGCACGTGACAGGCCCATGCGCTTTTTCAGGTCGTTCCATCGCACTGGGTTGCGACTGTTGCGTGCATAGATAATTTCACGTGTGCGATCATCTAAATACTCATCGCAATAATCACGCACAGTTTCAAGCTGCCAATCGTATTCAACGTCGTATTGCCTTTGATCAGCAATAATCTCAAGAATGTTAGATGATTCATCTTGTGCAGGCTTATCGAGGCTTGTAACGCGATAGGCCTGCTGCAATGTGTCAGATATCACCTTAGGAGTCACATCAAGCACTGCGGCAAGCTCTGTCATAGTTGCTGTGCGTCCATGCTCTTGCGCAAATGCCTGCGCTGTCTTGTTCAGCTTGATCAGCATTTCATGCACGCCAAGCGGCAGCCTGATGATTGGATCGTATTGAATCAATGCGCGGCCGATGGATTGGCGAATCCACCAGTAGGCGTAGGTGCTGAATTTGTAGCCGCGTGTGTAGTCAAACAACTCAACCGCGCGCGCAAGGCCGATGTTGCCCTCTTGAATCAGATCCAGCATGTCAAGCGTTTGCGTCTTGCGCTTGCTGTACTTGCGTGCAACATGCACCACAAGCTGCAAGTTGGATTGCATGAACTTTTGCCGCGCACGTTCGCCGCTGCGTAGCTCGCGGCGTTCTTGTGTTGTTAAAGGTCTTTCAAGATCCTTTAATTCTCTCCACTTTGCGACACGGCGGCCAAGTTGTATCTCTTGTTGCGGTGTGAGTAGTGGATACCGCGCGATACTGTTCAAGTAGTCGCCAATAGCGTCAGACATGGAAAATCCGTTAGTGCATACAATGGAAGCACAATTCCACGGCGCTGCCAATGCTGCGCAGCTACGTGCGTTACATGCTGCAGCAGATTGGGGCGGACTGCTGGAATATGCGCTGTTGATAGCCGAGCAAGAAGCAAGCCAGCGGTCTCAAATCCACTGGCTTGTGCAAGAGGCATCGGCAGCGTTGCGGACTGGCCTAGAGCAGTGGCACCTAGATGCCGCTGAGGAACTGCTTCGAGGCCGTCGTCGTGAGATCTGAGTTGTAATGGCCAGTGACGCTGTAACTGGTCATCGGCTGCTGGCTCATGCGGAAGAACACCATCTGCCCAATCTTCAGGCCAGGCCACAGCGGCAGTGGCAGGATCTGGCGTGAGTTTTTCAGTTCCAAGGTCAGCACGCTGCCGTGCCAGCCGGGATCGGCGTAACCAGCGTGCAGGTTTTCGTAGCCTTCCCGCGCGCGGCTGGACTTCAGGAAGAACAGGCCGGCAATATTTTCCGGCATATTGAACAATTCAATCGTCTGCGCAAGGATGAACTGACCCGGCTTCAGTTCATAAGGGTTCTCTGCTGTGCGTCCTGCAATGCTGAGCGGCCGCATGTTTAGGTTTTCGGCGGACTCGATCATGATGGTGTCGCCAAGCCGTAAGTCAAGGCTGGCGGGATTGATCAATGCCTCGTCGTAGTTTGGCACCATGCCGTCGGTGCACAGCGCTTTGATCTCGTAGTCGCAGAGGATGGTCATTGGTTGAGTGGGTAGTGATCTTGGCTAATCCAGCCAGCTCCATGCAATGCGTTGGCAAATGCGCCATGCGTGTTTCTTGTCGATGCCGTAGCGTTCTGCCAGTTGGCTGTAACTGTTACCAGCAACACGCAACTGGCGCAGTTCACGCACGTGATCTTCTGTAAGAAACGCGGCGTAATTTGCCTCGCCGCGTTTGAACGGATCACTCATCTGCATGCAGCAGCAACCTGCGCATGTACCAGTCGGCTTTGCCGTAATCTTGATCGGCATTGCCCTTATGCTCAGCACGCCACAGGTATTTGATGACATTGCCTTTGCAGTAAGCGCGGAAGCCGTCATCGCCGAGTGCCGACTTAATGGCCTGGATGCACTCAATGTCGCCGTGCTTGTAATGCGGCGGATGGTTGACAAGATCACTCATTACCTAAAGCCTCTGCCATATCGCGCCGGATCAGATCAGCAATGCGCTCTTGATATAACCCGGTGTACGTGCTGCAGGTGCGTCCGCTTTGCTCATATAGCCACTGCAAATAGTCATCGCGGCGTTGTTCAATCTTGTGGTTGATCATCTTGCATTAGCTCCAGGAGTTCAAGAATATGCGCGGCAAATGCCACGTGTGTCATTACTGCATGGGTGCCGGGAGGGCGCCCGTAGGACGCCTCCCACCACTCCTTGAATGCAATATCAAGTGTGGTTTCGTTCATCAGAACACAGGCTCCTCGCTGGTGGTTGCTGCGCCGCGTGGCATGAATTCAAAGCGCTGGATGCTGAGCACATGCTTACTGCGCTTGGCACCGGTCTCCTTGTCGTTCCACTCTTTTCGGCGTACGGCACCGGTCACAAGGATGCTGTCGCCTTTTTTGAGCTTATCAACGATCAGCTCAGCGGACTTACCCCAGATCTCGCAGTCGATTGCGTTATTAATCCAGTTGCCGTCTTTGTCTTTGCCTTCCTGGATACCACCAGCGAAGTTGGCAACCATGGTGCCGGATTCAAAAGCACGCAGTTGCGGGTCGGTGATGATGCGAACAATGCCGGTTGCGTAAAGGCTCATGTCAGTTCAGTGGTGTGATGCCATTGGCTTCTTCAAAAGCCAAAACTTGTGCAAGGGGATAGCGAACACGTGGCGTGCCTGCTGGTAGGCCAATGCGCGGTGCAGTGACGTAACTAGGACCAATGCCGCGTGCACGTTGGTTTTGGATGGCTGCTGGCTTCAGGCCCCAACGCGATGCCAGTTCGTCAGTGGTAAGGAATGGTTCAGGCATCAGCGAAGGGATCCTCCGATGGCGTGTCGGATAGCACCGCCTCACGCTCTACAGCAAGACGCAGCAACTCGTCGTTCTGCTCATCGCTGAGATCAGGCTTGCGCTTATCCATGCGCGCTACCACCTCTTGCAGCTTGGCCAGCGTATCGGCCTTGGCAATCGCAGCCTTGCCGGCTTGGAACAGCTTGGCGTCGCCTGCTGGAAGCGCGGGTGCAGCGGTAACGGTCACCGGCTCCACCTCAGCCTGCTGCATCTCATCGGTGCTGTAGACACCGGACATGTCGGCGGGAAACGCCTTGCGCAGTGCCAATGCCTCAGAGCATTTGGCGATCATTGCGGCGCCCATCTTGGACCACAAGCCTTGGCCGGCGTTGTAGTCAGCAAAGCGTGCGACGCCAGTAAACGGATGATTGGCACCTTTGCGCCAGATAGTGGTCTTAGCCGCGGCGGGCGGCTTGCTGCCCAGCCATACATCAGTCCACTGGCCGTCTTCACCGCACCATTCGGTGATGCTGCCATCCAGTTGGCCGGTGCGCTCGGCAATAGCACGCAAACCGTCGATGCCGGCTTGGATGGTCATCTTGCCGCCACGCTTGATGGCGTAGATCTGCTTACTGAACGGATCCAGTCCAGTGCGCTGGCAGGCGTAAGCAAACAGGCGCAACTCGTCATTGCTGCAGCCAGGCGCAATGGTGGTTGAGATCAGCTGCGTTTGCTCTGGAGTCCAGAGCGTGATACTAGAAGTCATCGGATGTGATAGTTGGGTTGGCAGTTAATGCCCATGAAGGCAGGCTGAGCGTTTGGCAGTGATCGCCGTAACCCGGCCATTCCTTGGTGGCTTGGCAGTCGGCAATCACGCGCATGTCACGTTGCCGCAGCTCATCACCAGCAGCCATGGCCGCGGCGTCAAGCTCGTAAACAGCGACCGCGTACGGAGCAGTCTTCTCGACGGCAATGAACACAAACCGCTCAGCACCGTGCAAGCCGGCTAGGTAGTGGCTCGCTTGCACATGGTAGCGGAAGGTAGCCACGCTACGGGCAAA